AACTGTAAACAAGGGGTCTTCATGACCCCTTTTTCATAGGAGAAATTAATGGTAGCTTCAACACTACGACAAACAGATAGAGGATGGTTTGATGTACTTGATGACTGGTTAAAACGAGATAGATTTGTTTTCATTGGTTGGTCAGGTTTATTACTCCTTCCTTGTGCCTTTCTAGCAATAGGTGGATGGTTTACTGGAACCACATTCGTTACTAGTTGGTACACACATGGTATTGCATCTTCATATCTTGAAGGAGCAAACTTTTTAACAGCAGCAGTCTCCACACCTGGTGATGCTATGGGTCATAGTCTTCTATTCCTATGGGGACCAGAAGCACAGGGAGATCTTGTGCGTTGGTTTCAATTGGGTGGACTATGGAATTTCATTGCATTGCATGGTGTATTCGGTCTCATTGGATTCATGCTCCGTCAGTTTGAGATAGCAAGACTTGTAGGGATAAGACCTTACAATGCTCTAGCATTCTCTGCTGTTATTGCTGTATTTGTGAGTGTATTCTTGATCTATCCTTTAGGTCAGCATTCATTCTTCTTTGCTCCTTCATTTGGAGTAGCAGCAATCTTTAGATACATCTTATTCATTCAAGGTTTCCACAACATAACTCTAAATCCATTTCATATGATGGGTGTAGCAGGTATACTAGGTGGAGCATTACTTTGTGCCATTCATGGTGCAACAGTACAGAACACTTTGTATGAAGATACATCTGTTTATTCAGATAACAAAGTTCAAAGCACAACATTCCGTGCATTTGATCCAGTACAACAGGAAGAAACTTATTCTTTCATCACTGCTAATAGATTCTGGTCACAGATCTTTGGTATTGGATTCTCTAACAAGAGATTCATTCACTTCTTTATGTTATTCGTACCTGTAGCAGGTATGTGGGCATCATCAATTGGTATAGTAGGTCTAGCACTTAACTTGAGAGCATACGATTTTGTATCTCAAGAGATAAGAGCAGCAGAAGACCCAGAGTTTGAAACTTTCTACACTAAGAACATTCTTCTTAATGAAGGTATGAGAGCTTGGATGTCATCTGTTGACCAACCTCATGAGAACTTCGTGTTCCCAGAGGAAGTATTACCTCGTGGTAATGCACTATAGGTTGACATACAACTAACAATCTGATATGATAAGGGGGTCTAACGACCCTCTTTTTTTGTGAATATATTTGTAACTGATCCATCACCCTATGTGTCTGCTCAGTGCTTACCTGATAAGCATGTAGTCAAGATGCCATTAGAAACATGTCAAATGTTATCTATTGTTTGTTCTGACAAGTGGGGTCATGGTTACGGTCAATTGCATCGCACTAATGGTGAAGCATACAAGACAGAGAAAGGTGCATTCCGTAATCATCCTTGCACTGCATGGGCAAATGAATCACTAACTAATACATGGTGGTTACTTACTCATGGTCTTGCATTGTGTGTAGAATACACACATAGATATAGTAAGACACATAGCTGTCAACAAACTATATTAGAAGCAGGTAGTATTATTCCTCTTCGTAAACCAACCACACCTAAATCATTTACTAGGGCAATGCCTGATGAGTATAAACATGACACAAGCATTGACACTTTTACTGCTTACAAAATGTACATTAGCAGCAAACCTTGGGTTGCATCTAATTATCTACGTGACCCATCCAGAAAACCAGATTGGTTATGATTGATACTGATGTGAAGATCACTATCAACCTTACTAAGTTGGTAGAGGCAAGAGCAAAACTTCAAACTCAATATGGAGATTATTCTGCAGAGATAGTAAGAGGTGAGTTTCTTAATGGGGATGATATAAGTAAGATAGCATCTAAACTAAAAGATACATTGACATGGGAGAGTATGTATAGTATGATTGATAAGGCAGTTTTAGAACACGTGACTCAATGAATATATTTTTATATACTACTCCAGGATGTTCAGCATGTGGTTTTGCCAAACAACTTTGTGGTAGAGCTAGAGTTGAGTACAATGAAATAGAACCAGGTGCAGTAGGTCAAATTCCTAAGTGGGAATTTCAAACAAAATTCCCTGATGCTAGAGGATTTCCTTTTATTGTTATTAAAGAACCAGGTAAAGAAGATCTTGAATTTATTGGTGTTGTTCCACTTGCTAAGTTCTTTTTAGAGAAAGGTTTAGTATCTTCTAAACGAAAACAGGAAAAAAATGAATGAACTTAAAATAAATAAAGGCATAGAGCTCATGCTCAGGAGGCCAATAAAGAAGGAACAACCTAAACCAAAAGGGTTTGGAATTAAAAAAACAATATCTCTCCTGAGAAGAAAAGTCTACTTCAACTTTGAAATTAGGTGGGAAAAAATTAAAACTTAGTACGAGGTTGAAATGGAATCTTCTATCCTGATTTACTTTTCTGTAGCATTGTCTGTAATATTTCTATTGATTGGAGGTGTTGTTGGATGGTTATGGAATGATAAAACGAATCAATTTTTATACACACAAGCAGAGGAAGAGGTTGACTACGTTCATCCAGAAATGCTTGATGAAAACGGACAATGGATCAACTCACAACTTCTATCAGTTAGGTTTAGTGAAATTGAAACTGAGGAATTTGAAGAAGAATAAATAATATACGCAAAAGAATAATTATGCAATTACTACTTAATGAAGTGCTTCAAAAAGTGAGCAACGCTAAGACCAAAGCACAGAAGATTAAACTGTTACAGCAGTTAAATACTCCTGCACTTAGATCTATATTGATTGCTAATTTTGATGAGAGTGTTATCTCTATGCTACCTGATGGTGAAGTACCATACAAAGCTAACGAAGCACCAGAAGATACAGAGCATACCAAACTTGCTCATGAATATCGTAAACTATATCTATTCTTTAAGGGTGGAGCATCTATATCCCAGACTCGTAGAGAGACTCTCTTTATACAGTTGTTAGAAGGACTTCATAAAAAAGAAGCAGAAGTTTTAACTCTTATGAAAGATAAGAAGATCGGTAAGCGTTGGAAGATTACACGTCAGTGTGTTGAAGAAGCTTTTCCTGAAATACAATGGGGCAGTCGTTCTTAATGAATATACTACATGAAAATTGTGATCCTAAACTAGCAGAGGATCCTAAGCTACCTTATACTGCATACCTTATACAGTATGCAGATAAAGAAGTAGTTAAATTTGATCTTTCTATTGGTTATTCAACAGTTGAACTGTTTGATTATTACTATGACAAATATAAAAATGTTATGAGTATGATTCAATCTAATGGTAAAGTGAATCCTAAATTATGGAACGCACCTCAAGCAAAGAAACCTAGACCACCTAAGCAAGCACCACCTAGACAAGGACAGAAGCAATGAAAGGAGAATGGGCAATACACTATCGTAAACTAGATGATCCTCAGGTATGGCATACCATGAGGTACTGGAGAAGTAATGGTGTGCTTGTATCTGCTAAGACATATGATCAGGTCTATAAATTTAATAGATGGAAAGAAGCATTTGAATTTTGTAAAAACTTAATTACAGGTGGGGATTTGGATCAACCTGTGTATGATGCTAGTGTTAAAAGAGTATGCAAAGCTAGAGGAGAAGCGTTCTATCTCTCAGGAAATTAAAATTGTATCTGATTACACATAACTACTTGACTATATAATATACCTGTGTTAATATTAACACAATCGTTCAACCCAGAAGGGTCGCAAGTAAGCCGACACGGAACGGATTCGTTCATCCCACCATGTTTCATCTAGCAGTTATCGCAACTACTCTTTCTTGCATTGAAGCTCAATCACTTTTAGATAAGATGAATGAGTTTAAAATAGAAGAAGAGACACGAGCTGAGATGATCAGCGTAGTGATAGAAGAAACACCTCATTGTTGGGACGCAAATGCCGACTGAAGGAACGGGTTAATCACCCTAACCGAGGACAAGCCAATGGCACAAGTCACTTACCGTGGTGTCAAGTACGACACTGATACACGTAAAGCAACATCATCTTCTAAGTCAGACCTGACTTACAGAGGTGTTAAGCACAGCAACAAAGCTGTCGCTGCATAAATCAAAATTCACTTTTGGTTTACATGAATCTGGGAAAAATTTTCCCAGATTTTTTTTATGTTATAAGTCTTTCT